CTACGTCGATAGATACTTTAGAGAGGCAAAAAGCACCTGCTTTGAGAAGCGTAAACTCTTTAATAAAAGGTGCTTTAAAGAAGTCTAGTGATGAATACACACTTGCTCTGCCTATAGCTCAACGGCAGATTGCTCAAAAAAGAATCATGGATGATTTAGCTGAAGTAAAAACTAAAGCTTCTCCTGAGGGTACAAGTATTTATAATGTAACCCCAGATCAGTTCTATGATAAGATATTATCTACGCCACAGCAGAGAGCGGAGTTAACTAGACAACTAAAGAATGTAGGAGGTAGCTCTCAGGCTATTGATGATCTTGCTTTTATCTTAGCTCGTTTAAAAAATACTCCTTTTAAGTCTTTAAATGCTGCGGAACAAGCCCGTGCCGCACAGTCAGGTTCTTTCGGGTTTGGTAAATTAGGTGTTGTAGCCGCTAACACAATTAGTTATATGAAAGGGCGTCACAATCAAGCTCTGCTAGACATAGTGACGAATGGTAAGTGGCATAAGTCATTAAATAAGGTCAAAAAAATTAAAGACCCTGTGAAGCAAAGGAACGCACTCAGCACAGCATTGGCTTATATTACAGCATCAAACGTAGCTGAAGCTTCTCAGGGAGAAGATCGTACAGCAGCCCGTTAAACTCCAGCCAACAAAAAGCCCTACCTAAGTCTCCTTAAGTAGGGCTTTTTAATACCTACGATTTAATGAATGTCAAGCCCACTACTAAGTTTCCATACAAAGTATTCTTGTGGCAGCATTAGCTCTTTAAAGACAGTCTCAATCGCAAGGATTAAACGTAACACCTCAGGTGCATCATCTTTATCGCCATGCTCTAGTTCTTCCTTAAGATCACTGTGAAACTGATCTAAGGTTAGTTTAGTGATTGCTTCACAGTCAATTAAACTACTTAATGTTACACTACTCATACTCTTGTTTCCTTTTTCTTTACTCTTAAATACAGGTCTACCATCCCCATGTATCTCCTGTCATACCATCTGCACTATAGTCGGTCACACGCCCCTCAAAGAAGTTCTTAAAGCTATCACCATTAAGTACCCAATCAAGCCAAGGCAGGGGATTCTCCTGTACGTCCCAGTTAGGCTTAAGACCTAAGTTAACTAATCGTCTGTCTGCGATATATCTGATGTACTCTTTGACTTCACTTGCCGTAAGACCCTCGACACCTCCCAATTCAAATGCCAGATCAATAACTTTATCTTCAAGTTCAACAGCAGTTCTGTACATTTCGTATATAGATAATTTAAACTCGTCATTGACTACCTCTGGATTTTCTTTAGTAAAAGTACGGAACAACTCAGTCATACCTGCAACATGGATTGTCTCGTCACGAATAGACCACTCTACGATCTCACACATGCCCTTAAGCTTACCAAAGCGTTGGAAGTTAAGTAGCATTACAAAGGCTGAGAATAGACTCATACCTTCATTACAAACAGTCTGCGCTAGTGCTTTAGCTAGACCTTGCTTAGTATCAGGGTCAAAAGTCTGCATAAACTCTAGCTTCTCAGCCATAGCGTCATACTCAAGGAACGCTGTGTACTCAGCCTCAGGGAAGCCTAGAGTATCGTTAAGCAGGGCGTAGGAGCGCATGTGGATAGTCTCACGCTGTGCAAACGACAACATCATCATACGTGCCTCATTGTTCTTAATGCGAGGTAAGAATACATCTACATAAGAACCGCCTACGATAACATCAGACTGTGTGAATAGCCTGAGTATTTGAGTGATAAAGTTCTTCTCTTCATTGCTGATCTTACCTGACTTCCATTGTGTTACATCTTCCTGTAGGTCACACTCCCACTCACCCCAGTGTAACTTATCATGCTCAATGGCTTGCTCCACAAAGCTTGAGTAGTTAAAAGGCTTATAGGCCGCTGATTGTGTTAGTAAACTCATTTTAGTGCTCCTGTGGCTAGTTCGTCTAAAATGTCAACCCAGATACAACGGGTTCTGAACGCATAGGCAGAGTCAATTTCAGTTAGACATAAGTCGGTATACGCCAGAGCCAAAGCATCTGCTTCTTCCTGTGTCTCAATTATAATAGTTACCTCAATAGGCGTAAAAGCTGGTACTGTTTTAGTTTTTTTAATTTTCATAAGTTACCCTTGACAACTTAAACAGTCATCTTCTAATTCTTGTGTTGCAAAGTCCGTTAAGGCCACTCTAGTAGGCTTAAAGCTTACTGTGTCAGCCTTAGAACCTGCGCTAGTTCTTAGGTAATACAAACCCTTAAGCTTCTTATTGAAAGCTCTTAGGTGTACTTCATTCACATAAGCCTTATCAGTACCAGCAGGGAAGAATAGGTTAACACTCTGTCCTTGGCAAATGTAAGGCTGTCGTCCTGCTGCATGGTCAATAACCCATCGTTGGTCAAGCTCAAAGGCAGTCTTAAATACTTCCTTATCCCAATCACTCATCCATTCTAGGTGCTGTACGCTACCTTCATTGAGTACAATAGACTTCCATTGTTCTGCTACCCACTCAGGGTCTTTGTTATGCGCCTTAAGCACCTTATCTAAATACTTGTTCTGTACTAGGTGAGCACCTACTCTTGTCCTGTGCGTAAAGGCGTTAGACTTAAGAGGCTCTATACTAGCGGAGCAACCAGCAATGATACTACTGTTAGCATTAGGCGCTATAGCCAACAAGTGACTGTTACGCATTCCTGCTACGTCAGGACAAGCCCCACGTTCCTCAGCTAGATATACAGAAGCAGATCGAGCTTGAGCTTTGATGTGCGTAAACATATCAGTATTGACTGTAGTAGCCATAGGAGACTCCCACGGGACGCCTAAGCGTTGTAAGGCGCTATGGAACCCCATTGCCCCTAGTCCTAGTGAACGCTCCTGTGTGGCACTATAGACAGCCTTACGTAGCTCCTTAGGTGCATGGAAGCAAAAGAAACTAATTACATTGTCAAGCATAGTAATTAAGTCAGCTACCATAGTGGTGTCTTTCCACTCTTCGTAATACTCTAAGTTCACACTTGACAAACAACAAACTGCTGTTCTGTCCTCAGACGTAGGTAAGTGTATCTCGTTACACAGGTTAGACCCATGTATCTCAAGCCCCTTCTCCTTCATTGATGGTGGTAAGTGTCGGTTAGCTTCATCAATAAAGTTTAAGTAAGGCTCACCTGTCCTAAAGCGTGTCTCAATCAATCGTTCCCATAGCTCACGTGCTGGTAGTAAATCACGCACTGTCTTGTCGTTAGGGTCTACTAAAGGCCAAGGGTCACCAGCTACTACAGCGTCCATGAATCGGTCAGTAATGTTCACTGCATTGTGAATGTTAAAAGCCTTACGATTAGGATCACCTCCTGTTGGTACACGAATGTTAATAAACTCAATGATGTCTGGGTGACTAATGTCCATGTAGGCTGCATAAGAACCTTTACGAGTCTTACCTTGCCTATACGCTGTCATGTCACTGTCTACTGTCTTTAAGAAAGGTATCGGTGAAGGAGCAACATCACTAACGCTCCGAATGTCACTCCAATGACCACCCACTCCGCCACCTTTAACAGAAAGCCACCTAAGTTCTGTCGAATGTCCGATAAGACCATCCAAGCTATCAGGCACATAAGATAGGAAACAGCTAATAGGTAATCCATTTATTTTCTCTCCCTCCTTAGGAGCGTTACTTAGTATTGGCGAACTAAACATAAACCAACCTTTACTGGCGTAGTCATAGATGCGTTGGGCTAACTCATAGTCATGCTTACTGAATGCCATAGCTGCTCGTGCATAGGCATCTTGTGGGTCTTCACCTTCACGACAATAGTAGTCAGAGAGTAGCGTAAATGCTTGCTCACTTAGTAACTTGTTACGCTCATAATCAACTACAATTTTCATTTATCCATTCCTCTGTGTCATATATCCCTTTAAAGCCTACTAAGGTTGCTCCAGTATCAGTATTAATTACTGTAGGTACGCTACGTACTTTGTAGTGAATAGCTGAATCAATATCTTTACCTATGTCAATCTCTTCATATTCAATACCTTTATTATCTAGGATTCCTCCTACAGCTTTACAAGGCTGACACCCTTCTGTGTAAAATTTAATTATCATCTTTAGCTGCCCCATGTAGTGCTTTATCATATAACTCACAAGCTTTCTGGGCTTGTTGCTTCATTTCTTCACTACTGTTAGACGTAGAGGCTCTATCTAAGCTCTCTACACAATCCTGCCTCAATAGCTCTAAAGCTAACCCTCGTACCTGTCCGTTCATCTTAATATTCCTCCTGATACTTACCTGTACGGATCATTTCACTAACCTCATAAGCCCTATAGCCTACCTGCTCCGCCCAAAGACTATCCATGAACTCGTCAGCAGCCTGATCATAGTCACCAGCCTCAAGGCAGTCAAGAGCCTTGACAAACCTAAGGAACCTTGGTAGACCTAAGTTAAAGCACATATTAATTAGAGCATCTATACGTACATCAGACAACTCAACAAGTATCCAAGGTAAGCGTCTGGATAACTCATCTTCAACACGTTCTATGTCGTTTTTAAGTAAGTAAGTTATCTCGTCTTTGGTAAGACCTAAGCCACCTTCGGGGTCAATATTTCTACCGACTCCTATCGTGATCTTACCTACTGTACACTTGTAAGCGTGAGACTTAGAACCTTCATGCTTCTTAAGCATATTGATTAACTTACTCATTTGTTACCCTCTATTGGTTCATTGGTGTACTTAGGTGCTAAAGTATCTACTGCTTTAAACCTATCATAGTATTCTAATTGCATTTGTAGTACATGAATAGCCTTAGTAAGGTCTTGCCTGTGTGTACCTTTGTCTCTTGTCAAGTATTTATTTACTTTAGTGTAAATAGCTGCCTGAATACCTGTGTAACCAAAGTTAGAAAAGGTACTCTCAAGAGGCTGT